CTCGAAAATACTATCCCATACCGAAGAACTAAACCAAACGGATGTATTTAGCCATTTACTTTTCCCTAAAGGGTACATTTTGGCTAATGTAATAAGCACTGGAGGCGCGAAATATTGCCCCCATCCCGTTTTACCGTATTCCGTTGGCGTGTCTGAATAACGATTTGAGATATAAGCTATATCTACATCATACCCGATTGCATGAGTATAATTTTTATTATTCCCTACAAAATCATCCGTAGGAATCGGCTGCGTTGTATTGCCTGATATTGTTTCTACATCGCATATTAAACGGGCATATATACTATAAGAATGCATATAGCCCTTTAATGTGCCTACCATTCCACTACCTTCTTCCGGCGTAAGCGTAAATTCTAAGGTATCTAATATTGGCGTACTGCCGTTTATGTCTTTCTCAAAATAATATAGCCTCATATTATCCGTGGTCCGGACTAATGCTATTGCAACCCTATTAGTTAACGGTCCTATTTCGCTATATCGTATGTGCAACCGATAAGTATTCAAATAAGGGTGCGACAAATCACCTTCATAAAAAACCGGAGTCGCGTCGTCAGGGTCTAATATCTGCATATTCCCGACATAATTACGGCCTAAATCTTCTAAAGCACCCCCTTCGGCGGACAAATCTATTTCCTTTAATAGCTGTGTGAAATAAAACCAATACTTAGTTTTTAAATCGCTTCTATTGTCCACCGCCGTTAATACGTCCTGCTCCCACGACATCCCCGATATAAAACATGAAATCTTATCATCGCCGGGAAGGTAGACTTGAATAATCGGGCGTTTTGTGATAGTTAGGCTTTCGATTTCCGGCGTTAAGGGAATTAAATCGTATTCCTTGTCTAATCCGGCTAATATATCGTTATACTCATCGAATACGTCGGGTTTAACCTCTACTGTCATATCGTCTAAACTTATGGTACAGTCGGTTTGCATGAATTTTCCCGACCAATATTTCTCCCAACTTAACCCCAAATCGTTAGATTTAATGATAGTGACATAATACACCGTAGAGAAATCACACGCCATTATAAACTTATAATCGTCAAAAGTGTAAGTTAACTTTCCGCTTAACTTTTTCCTATAAAATTGCTGAGAAGTCTCTAACTCATACTCTAAGTTTAAATCGTCTTTATATACCGGCTTTGTGTATTTGAATGATGCTTTTAAAACGGCCTTATTTCCGTCCCTTCTTTGCGATACGACTATGATTTGACAACCGTCCGGTACATCTACCGTTAAATTGAAGTTTGCATCTGAAATGGCGGTTCCGCTCCCTTTCATAAACTTTTGTAGATGTACATCAAAATACATTGCATATCCTTGCCGGAGACGGTTATAAGAACCTATAATGTTTATACGCATTCCGGCTGACACCGGAAAAACGTATAAATCGCTGTACATATCAGTAATCACGCTACCGCCCGCGCTTATGGAGCTATCTTTAATAACATATAACGGCTCCATTTCGGTTAATTCGGGGTTATATCCGTATTCTTGATAATCTACCGAAAGCAAGAATTTATATATAGGGTTTATCATCTTAATTTCCTTGTTAAGTTCTTATATTCAATTATAATTCTCCCGTCTTTATCTAAGTATGTACGCCTTTCGCCTTGTTTCTTTATTGCGTTTACGTCCCTTTCTAATTTGCTTAAATCCGCACCGGAACCGGCACCAATAGAAATCAGGTCTGCCCCTTTGTATGCGTTTAGATACTTATGCGCAAACGTCCCGTTATTCATAGAGTTTATCACGTCCGGAATATATCGACGGAAACGGCGCGAATTTCGTTTGTTTATCACGGCAAAAAATTCGCCGCCTTCTGCCCTGCGTCGTGTACCATCCGGTTTTTGCCCTAAATCTATATCGTTTCCGGATTGATGGCTACCACCTTGCAAAAGTTCAACAGTTCCTTCGCCATACGTTTCAGTACCTGAATTTTTCGCCATTTGTGCAGCCTTTATCTTAGATGCAGCAAAGCTTCCCCACATTACAGCAATAGCCGGAATCGCGCCCCATATACCCAACTGCCGCCAGATTAATGCGGTTGCCGTCACAAGCGAGCTAATTTGCTGTGCTGTGTCTATTGCTTGCTGCTGACGTTGTGCCTTTTGTTGCTCTTTCAAGGCTTTTTGTTCGTTCTTTTTGGCGTCTTCCAATTCTTTTTGTGCATAAGCCACATTTGATGCGTATCCGTTTGCCCTTGCTTGTAATTCAGCCTCTAATGCCGTTTGCGCGGATTCTACTTCCTTTTGTGCCGCTTCTACCGCCCTATTTGCCGCATCGACTTTAGCCTGCGCCAACGTATTCAACGCCTCTATGGCATAAGACACAGAAGTATTTATGGCTTCCTTTTGGTCATCATTCAGATTAAGCCCTAAAATACTATATATATCCTGCGTTTTATCTTTCTTTTTTGATTCCTCGATTTGCTGGTTTATTCGTTCTATTTGGTTTTCTATCGTTTGTACCTCAACATCAGACATTTTAACCGCTGCCTGCTGATTTAATTCTAAAATCTTATTTAGCCTGTCTTTTTCAGCTTGCAGCCGGAATTGTGTTTTCTTTTCTTCCGTTGTCTTTAGTAAATCAAACTCGCTTTGTGCAAGTGCCTGTCGTTGGTCAAAAATACGCAGTTCCGCTTGTATCTGCTTGTCGGCGTATTCCTGAATTAGAGCCGTTCTTTGTGTATCGAATCCGGCATTTATCGCGCCGGTATCTTGTCTCTGTCCGGCAGGCTTCTGTTGGTTTTGAAGTTGCGCCGTTTGGCGTTCATTTTCCAAAAGTTCCAACCTTAAAGCCTTTTCTTCCTGTGTGCCCGCTTTAATGGCTTGTAGGCGCAATTCAATACTTTGCTTTTGTAGTTGCAATTCTTGCAACTGTCGCTGCTGCTCTATCTTTAGCAAATCATTCGTTAAACGTTGCTCCAGCACCAATATAGTAGCATTTATAGTTTCCTTTTCTGATTCTGTGATACTTTTTTCGGTCTCTAATTGGTGCGTTAAATCTTCTATTTGGCGTTTATATTGGTATTCTGTTTGCTTACGCCTTTTTTCCCATTCGTCGGCCTCTAATTGTAGCTGTGCATCTTGTAATTTTCTTGTAGCCTCTAAATTTCTTTTATAGGCCGCCTCCACTTGCTTTGCTTGCTTATTCGTATCAGTACCGCCAGTTTTAACCGAGGGCGTTTTAGTCGTTACCGCAGCCGTCGTTTTCGTTGATGTGTCCGGCGTACCCACATTAACCGGAATGGTTAACGGTGGTATCTTCTTTTGCATCCGGTTTATGCCATTATTAAGGCTTTCCGCAACATCTTTTATCTCTTTATTGATTAGGTCGCTAAAGGCTGTCCCGAACTCCGTAAAGCCTTCCTTTACCCCGTCCCAATCTAAAGAGAATGCAGATTTGAATATTTTTCCGGCGGCTTGTATCATATCTATTAAAGCCCCGAAAAGATTCCCTATCGTGTTAAATACCGTCTTAAAGACTTCCGGAAGAGCCACTACAAACGCTCTAAATAGATTGCTTTCATTGTATAGCTCAATGAAATAATTTATCAAAGAAACGACACCTTTTATCAAGGCCGTTAAGCCCTGATTAATGAACACCTTTATAGAGGTTGTAAAGCCCTCAAAGCTGCCACCCGTAGCATCAAACAAACCTGCTAAAGCGTTTTGTAGTTCAATCTCGCTTTGTAGTTGTTCTTCTTGCAACCGCCCTAATTCGCCGGCCTTGCTTTTTACCGTATCTAAATCGGTAGATATATCTTTTAATGTCCGAAGGTATTGTAACCCTGCATCCTCGCCGGGACCGCCGAAAATATCCGCTATTGCCGTTCCCACACTTTGTGCGCTGTCCGGCAATTCGGCCAACTTTGCGGAAACTTCCTGCATTACCTGAAACGTTGTCTTTGCGCCGGTCTGCAAGTCCTTTTGTACTTGTGTGGATGAAATGCCGATTCCATCAAGCGCGGCAGCGGTTGCCGTTGTCATTTCGCGTAACCGCAAATTACCCTCCTTTATAGCGTCTACTCCCTTATCAGAGAAAATACCGGCCTTATTGGTTTCGGCTACAATAGCTACAAACTGACTTGCGGATATTCCGGCCTCCTTAAAATACGCAGGATATTCTTTCAACGTATTTAAAAACTCGCCGTTTGCATCCCCACCCGCTATAAAACCGTCTTGTATTAATTGTATTGCTTCGTCTGCTGATATACCGAATTGTTTCGCTAAAGCATTTGCGGAAATAAGCGTTTCTTTGAAATCAGCGTTAAAAGTGTCGGCTACTGCTTGCACTTGATTTCGGAACGCCTTTAAATCATCGCCGCTTTTTCCCGTAAATTGTTGGGTTAATCTTGTAGCCTCTACTAATCCGGCGTTATAATCGTACCAAAACTTAAACGCCACACCGGCTCCGGCGATTCCGGCTATTGCTAAAAATACGGGATTTGTCATTAAAGACATTAGGGTGTTTCCTAAAGCCTTTGCGCCGTCGGACATTGCGGCAAACACATCCTTACTTTCATTGCCGCCACGGCCTAAAGCTAAAAGACTCTCCCCAAAAGCATTATTAAGCCCTAAAGCCTCTTTTAGCCTATCCGCATACGAAATAATTGCGTCGGAAGCCTCCGTATAATTACCAACGTTGAGATTGGTTTTGCCGGTGGACTTCTGATACTCATTCATAGCTTTATATAGTTCACGGGTTTTTGTTATAAGCCCCTCTTTTTCTTCGGCCTCCTCGCGTTCGGCCTTGGTCATATTGTTAAGGTAGATTTTATTCAATGAATACTGCGCCGACAAACGATTATAACTACCTTCTGCGGACTGATTCAGCTTTATAACAAGTTTGTTTATTTGGTTGGCTTCTGTCTTTGCGAGATTAAGCTCCGCAATTTTTTTAGCCGTTTCACTTTCAGCGAAAGCAAGTTCTTTTTGTGCTCTTGCTAACCGGTCTGCATCGTCCGCGCTCTTTTTCGTTTTCTTTCGTCCGTCTTCTGTCGCGCCGGATACCTTTTCCAATTCTTTGGTTAACTGTATTGCTTCCGTCCGGATATTCTTTAATGCGTTCGTATATGTATCCGAAAGTTCATCGAGTTGTTTTATAAGCTCTGTTATTGAATTGTCAGGGCTTACCAAATCGGAGTATTTAATTGCGTCGTTATCTGCCATGATTCTATAATTTTAATTTTGCTCAAATTTTAAATATAAGACGTGTTTTCATTAATAAGGTAGTATCACCCCACAACAAAGATAAAAACGCCCCTATCGCGATTATTTCGCCTTACTTCGGCGTTTTAAGTCTTTGACCATCTCCTTAATGTATTCAAAAGCGTTATAATATGCCAGTACTGACATGTTTTTCGGGTCTGTATGTAAATGCTGCGACAACATTAAGCACATCTTTTCAAACTGTTTATCTTGCTCTATCTCTACACTATCGGAACCGGAAAACGATTTAGGATTAAAGTACGTTATTAACTCTGCCGTTATATCGTCTATTTCCTTTTCTCTCTCTGGCTTGCTTCCACCGTCTATAATGGTTTGTAGTATTAGAACTGTACGCCGCTTTAATTGGTCATAATATTCTTTTACCGTTGCATCATCGAATAAACGGGGGAAATATATTTGCAGCTCCCTATCTATTTTTTTTTTGACCGCTTCGATTGAGGCGGCTAAATCCTTATACGGGACATCGGCGAACATATCCACTATCTTTTTTAACCCCTCATCTGAAAGGTCGTCACATGGTTTGCCGTCTATGCTTTTAACCAATACGGCAAAGGCCAAATTTCGCGGCGATACGCCCGATTGAATAAAGTACACATTTTGGCGTATATTTTCAAGCTCTGTAATAGCCTGCTTATTGTCATTCTTTGCCAAAAAGGCGGCAATACGCGAAATATGCTTATCAAAATCCGCTATATCCGAACCTATACCGGCATCGACTAAAAGCATTTTATTATACTTGTGGAATCGTGTAACCGGAAGATTTTCTATATCATCGTAAACCTCAATAGTTTTACCGGCAAATTTTAATGTCTTCATAACATTTTACGTGTTAATGCGGTTGAAAATACGGGGATTAAAAGGAAATAACCCTCCCCTAACATTATAGCAAATAAGACAGCGAAAAAACACCCCGTCCACCATGAGAGGCAGAGATTACACTGAAACATTTCACTAAAGAAATCATTTCCATGTACCTGCACATATTCAATAACACCCCATTTTTGCAAAAGCAAAAGAACAAAAGCTGCGGCAAACGCTACTAATAGCGTTACCACCGAAAACACACCTACAAACAAAAACAAATTTATCATAACTCTATATTATACATGTTTCAGTAACCTCCATAATGCCCTCAAATCTGAATCCCCCATAAGGAGCCATTAAAAACTGATTATCCACTTCATCCAACGAAAACCCCCTATATATGTTTTCTGCAAGCTCGTAGATTCTATTTATTTCTATCCGGCCATCCTTTAGCCAAAAACCGCCGTTTAAGACATCTAATATATCGCGCTTAATCCTTTCTTTGTTCCGCGTATTGGGGTCATTGAATACCGTGCGATAATCAAACCATACAATAAGGGAAAAAGGGCTTTTTAGCCCTATTGACTGTTTCGGTGTCCAATCTACCGTCTGCGGGTCGTCAATCCAAAAAAAGGAAAAGTTCCCTATTCCTGCATCAGGCGTTACTTCCTGATATTCATTTCCACCTATATAAATATTCGGTGTATATATCTTCTTTTGGTTTGCGCCGTATTTAACAAGCCTTTCCGCACGTCCGAAAGCCTTATCTAACCACCCCAAATTGTCCGTTAATCCGGTCTGAATGTTATTAATAACAACGTCTAATAATTCGGGTGCCTTAATTATTGGCGCTCTTGTATTATTTCCCATATATGTACTCCTTTGTTTTAGCTTTTAATTCGGGATATATATACTCCCAAATCAATATGATTTTATTTTCTTCCGTAAGTCCTAATATTTGCCGCCCGTAACGCTGTATTAAATCCTCTGTTTTCCAATCTGCCGCCTTTATCGTGAATTGTTGCGTATCGGCTTCCACATAAAAGGATTGCTCAAAGTCGCCCTCATCCCGCAATGTTACGCGGTTGTACGGTTGGCCTTTCTCCTTTTTAATTTCAATCGTTAAGGGGCTATAAGGTGCGTAATCCATGATATTCACGCCTAAGCGGTTTATACCCTGTTCATATAATTGGTCTTCGGAGTTCATATCTGTTATTACGTACTCGTTTTCCAATATTATAGACTGAATCAACCGCCCCGACTGGAGTAACTCGTTAAACTCTGTCACACGTTGGCGCAAATTATCAATTAGTTTCATACGGCCTTATATCTCACCCCTCTATTATTGCAGGACAAACAAACGCGGTCCAACCCTTGCGTATCTAATTTTAATGCCTCATAGGCTTTTTTCAACTGATACCCCAAACCGCCCGGGCGAACCCCCGACGTATTCCCATCAAGTTCATACAGAATATCCGTACGCGTCGCATTTGATTGGTACCGATTAACTCGTACATTGGGATTCATGGCTAAAGCGCGTAAAGCTATTACGGCTACTTGCTTTTGGATTACGTCCTGGAATATCTGCCGTTGTGATATAATGAAGTCCGTTAAATCACAACCGACCGTTATTTCACAGTTTAACCCGTAATTCTGCGTGTTGGTGTACATTGTATATGCTATATCCCACAATTCCGGATATTCCGCGAATGTTTCCGGCGCATTGTACATAAACGGCGTAACTTGCAAATATTTCGTTAACTCTCGCCATACTTCCACCGACCCAATATTACAAGTTCCGCAAGGCTCACGGCTCCAGTCTTTAGATACGTTTATAGCTTCCATTCCTTGCGGTAATTCGTCCTGATTATAACAAAGGAACCAACTGCCACCGGAATTATTATCTTTGCTAATATACGGTAAAAAGCAGTCTTCCAAAGTAAACCATTGAAAGCCGCCGTTTTTAACCTGAAAATCTAAATCAAAAGTTTTTATCGGGTCTATTTGGGAAGAGTGGAAAAGATACATTTTTACTATGCCCGTTCCGCCGGTCATTTGCAACCCGATTTTTTCTATTTTGGCAGTCACACCTAAAGCCCGAACCGGAACGATTTCAAAGCCTACCAGTTTATGCGTATTTTGCAACGTTGCGCGAATACGGCCTGCACCATCAAAGAAAGTGCGTCTTTCTAATAGATTGCGCGTTTCCTTATCAAGCTGTTTTATTTGGGTAAATGTTTGTATCGCCGTTGCAATACCATTACGCGTCACTCTCTCCAAAAAATCCGATAATATATTATAGGGCTTCCAAAATAATACACTCTCGCCGGGTATCTCATTTGTATTATTATCCCTTATTGACTCCCAGTATAATTCATCGTCATTCCCGTTAAGGTCATGCTGCACAATGCTACCGGAAGAATATGTTTCCCTACTATTCCATTCCGGATATTGATACCCCCAATCATCCGGCATTATCGCACGCATTGTGTCTAACGTTAAAAGAGGGTGCGCGCCCTGAAACATTAAACCGCTTTCGCTTTGCGTTAAATCCGAATCTATCGCCTCCTTTGGGTTGTATGATTGCTCCCACCCACATACGTGTAATAACGCGTCTTGTATTTCTTTAAGTCTATACATAAGCCCAAATATAACCGCCGCAAGTCTTTTTTATTCCCTTGCAACATTTAATAATATTACTATCATTCAAACCCGTTTCCCGTTGTGCATCTTTTACGGATAAAAAGGTTTTTATTAAATCGCCACAAGCGGAATACATCGCAATTTCTTTCGCTCGTTGGTGCAATCCGCCTAATCGCCCCTTCATATATACGCCAATCTTTTTATGTAAGCGGGATTTTGTTATTGGATTATTACAATTTTCTTTTGCTGTCACCCAACGCAAGTTGTCCGCATGGTTATTGGCTCGGTCGCCGTCGATATGGTCAACACATGGATTGTTTTCGGGATTGGGGACAAAAGCCGCCGCAACTAAACGATGAACGTTTATTGTTTTACGAATACCATTACATAACACTACAATGTTATAGCCCTGTTTATTTGGAACTATTTTAAGCAATTTTGTTTTATTGCGTATATTTCCGACATTACTTATTTCGTAATTAGGGAAATCGTTTATTACTTTCCAAGTCTCCATATCAATGAATTAAAAAGGGGGTGGGGATAACCACCCCGTCCCCTCGGTTTAACAATTCGTTATGCTCCGGCGTTATACGCTCGCACCTCCGGCGGGAAATTCCGCTGCGTTGGTTACATATACCGGCATGCCTAATGGCTGGTCTACCGGACGTGCGGCAATTTCGGCCTTTATAATCGGGTTTGCTACTGTTTCAGCATCGCTGTTATAAGCTACCAAGAAAGCCACATCTACACTAAAGCCGAAATATTCCTTAACGGCACACGTCAAATCGGCAGTAGCATCGCCAGCAATTTGCGACTGGTCACCGACCGCCGTATAATAGTGTGAGCCGACCGGAAGATTAATATACGGCAAACGTACAACATCCCATTCATGGAAATTAGCGCGTGTCCGGCGTAACGCTTCACGGTCTACGCGAGTAAGTACGCCTACATTTCCATCGGCAACAGCGTAGAACGTTCCGTTTTTGCCTTCTTCGTTCGTTACGTTGTTCGTGTAGTGCAGTACTTTGTTGTCGTACTCCATACGCTTATTGACGTCGTTATATACGCCGTGTTGTGCAAGTTTACGTACAAGTGAATCTACACCGGCATTCCCGATAATGTGGATATATTCGGGGTAACAGTTTGCACGCATAATCGGGTTAATGTCGCCCAAAATCTCCGTGCCCATTTGCGTAGGCACTTCGATTGTGTTTCCTGTAACCGTATAATTAAGCTTGTCTTTAAACACTTTCGTCTTTCCGGCTTCCAATGATGTAACGGCGGCCTTATCCAAAGCGTCAGCAAGTGCGCGCGTTGTCTTTTCCATCTTACGGAAGAAATCGTGCTCATAGCTGATTTCGTTGTTTGTATAAGCCGCCGGAACCATAGTAAATCCGATTGCGTATGTCGCCCAAACAATAGTATAAAGCGATGAAGTGTTTTCATCGTCTTGAATAACGCAGGAGCGAACGTTAGACACTTGTACATTTCCATCGTAATCAATTACGGGGATTTGTACGGTATTGCCAATAGAAGCGAATGCACGCTCACGCAATTTAGGCGAAATTATAGAGGTCGCCGAATCGGTTTGCTCTATAAAGAAATCAAGCGCGCCATACTCGCAGGGGCGGGTCATATTCCTATCAAATTCAGGGTTTTCTACCCGCCAGTTTTGTAATCTTGTTGCTACTAAACTCATAATACTACTTTTTAAAATTGTTATCTAATAGGGTTGACCCGTTACCCTTGTTTGCTTTTTATGCCGTTTCCGGTAATGAAGAGATATTATTATCTTTCCAGGCTTGCGTCATAGCCGCGTCAAAATCAGCCGACCCAATAGTTAAACCTTGTGCTAAAAGATGGTTTGTGATAGCCTCATACGCTTCATTACGGCTTTTGGCTCCGCTCACATCTAATACGGTCTTATTTCCCGTTCCACCCGTACCGCCATGAGTGCCACCACCACCGGCCTGCCGACCTTCGTCTAAAACGCCCATAGTTTTCAACTCTTTTTGTAACAAGTCAGAGGCACCAAACGGGTTTAATTGATTGTTAGGGTTTCGCATAATGGCTCCGGTTTCGTCCTTAAACGCCAAAATTTTGCCGCCCTTGCCATCGTCGATATATTCGGGATTCATGCCCTTTATTTTTTCCGTGGCTTGCTGCAAAATTACGCGTGTAACGGCTCCCGGAAGTCCGGCTTTAAACTTAATACCGCCTGCGGCTGTTTGTAACTCGCTATCGATTTTAATCGCAAACAGTTCCTTTTTGTGCGCCTCTTGAATATCCGTGTACTTTGTATTCAATTCGTTGTACTGTGTAGTAATGTTTGCTAAATCGGCTTTTGCTTGTTTTAAAGCCTTTGCGGTTTCGGCATCTGCTGCCCCGTCTGCAATCGCTTTTTCAAGTCGCGCCTTTTCTTTTGTCAATGCGTCAATTTGCGATTTATAACCCGTTGCGGCTTCGGCATCGGCTTTCATTGCTGACATGACACGCTTTGCGTAATCGTATGTCTTTTCCGTTCCATTCTTTGCGATTCCGGATACGGTCAGAATGTCATTATCTAAAGCCCCGTATATTTCACCGGTTTTTTTTGCTATCACACTATTTTCGTCATTTTCCGACAAAGTTATGATAGCTTTAATTTGTTCTTCGGTTAATCCCGATAACTGTGCGTTTGCCGCTAAAATCTCTCTTGTTAACATAATCTTTCCCTTTGATTTAATTAAGCTCTACCGTCTTCGGCGTACCGGTATTAACATCCATGATTGCAACAGAATACTTCGGGGATTCTGCCGCAGTGGTGTCTACCATATAGCCCAATACTTTACCGTGATTAACTTTTTTTGCGGCTTCTGTCGATACTACAATAACATCGGTAATTGTTCCCACCTTGATGCAATCAATAAGCTTTTGTTTTGTAGTTTCGTTCATCGCAGCTAAAGCTCCGGTAATCTCGATAATCAAGTTGTCTTGCTGTGCAATCTGTGCCATATCACTATAATTTAAAAATTAAACTTCTGTTTTCTCACTGTTTTTAGGCCGGCCAACACGCCGCGCAGTCTCTGTCTTTGCCGCGTTATTGTCTTTTTCCTCTCCTTCCGGCTCTTTTAATTTGCCTTCGGCCTTTAGTTCTTCCAATATTTGCGCTCTAATCGCTTGCCTTTCGGCCTCTTTTTCGGCTTCTGCTTTGGCTCGTTCTTCGGCGGCAATCCGTTCCCTATTGGCTTTTACAAATTGGTTAGGGTCGTGTAAAATATCAACGGTGTACCCCTGTTTGCGGAGGTTGTGTAGTCCGAACGTCTCAAAGAATTTCTTTCCGAAAACTTGGATACGCGGTTTTGATAGCCTTTCGCCGGTCTCCGGATTGAATTTCTTGATTTCAATCCTACAATGGTACATGTTTCTTTCGTTTGACGGACAAATAAAGTTTTCAGGCGTTACCTCCAATATCCCAACGTCCTTAATTCGTCCCGTTTCTGTTTTCACTTGCATAATCATACATCTTTTTAGTTATTATATCTATTTTCTTACTAAACGGTATTAAGCTTCCAAACTCTAATACGTTTGTATTCTCACGTTCAAAGCGTCGTACAAAGTTAGCAAAATTTAATTTAACCCTTAAATCATCTTCGCTAATAAGTTGTTTTTCAAACAGTGTTAACGCTTCCTCACGTGTTAAATGCCTATACGGCTCCAATTCCGACAAAATAAGCATCCTTTGTAACTGTAAGGGGTCATTCCTATACTCTGTTTCGATTATCTGATTTTGTAAGGCGTCTAACTCGCCTTCGCTCGCTCCGCTTTCCTTTGCCACCTTATAACGTTCCCTTAGTTCTGTGACATCATACAGATAAAACTCAGTACCTAAATTTACCTTTGCAGAAACAAACATATTTCCATAACGTAACCGGCATACCGTTTCATCAACAAACTGCTGCGCAGCCTCAAAACCTTTCTTTATCCGGTTTAAGATGGTGCTTTGGCTTTCAAAATTAGCCCTTATTTGCTGTTCGTTCAATGCTTCGCGGGTCGTTATTTCCTCATTTGTGCCGACAATAGCAGTAATTATATTCGTTCGGAGTCTCTCATCCTCACTTACGTTATAATCTAAACTATTACGGTCAACTGTCAGAATCTGAACGGGGTTTCTTAAATCCGGTTGGTTTTCGCCGTCCGGTATTGGTATCTCTACAAAAGAACCGGCACCTGCTATATGCTTATCGCCACATTTCGGGCAACGCATTAATAAACCGGCCATATCTAACTTGTAGTGCCCTTGTTTGTCCTTCAAGAAACCGCCGTCGCAATAGTCGCCGCTTTGGTCGTCCACAAAATCACAGTTTTGCTCATAGCCTGAATATATCGGATATGACCCGTATAAGTCTAAATGTCGCTTAGATATGTGGAAGAAAAGGTACCAATCTAAAGCCTCTAATTCCTTTGTTAACGGCGAAATCTTTATATCGGGGTCTTCTAAGTTTATAGATTCATTCCAAAAGAAACGAGCCGGGCAATACCCTAAATCATGCGCATTTTCAATTATCAAAGTTCCGATATTATTGTTTTTCCCTTCAAACACTCTATATCTTTCATCATCAATAACCGCAATACGTTCCCCCTCCTGCCTGAATATAATCCATTTCATTAGGCCGGTCGAGGCATCGACTTCATACGTAATAACATCAGCAATAGGCAACCAATAGAAATACGGCGTAGGATACCCCGAATCATTCTTTTCGGCAGGCATGTCTACAATAAGGACGCTATTTATTTCAGTCTTGAAAAATTCCCATCCTTTCCCCGACCAAATTTCCGGCTCATGCAGAACGTCCTGGCGATAATACTCCCAGTCGTCGCGCTGTTCAGTATTCATAAACTGATAGTTAAACGCAGGGTTTCGCCCGTCAAAGATTCTGCTTAGCTTATCAAAACAAATTCCCGTTATCTCGTTAGTTTTAACGGGATAACGGAATAATGTTTTAAATATCTTGAATTTATCATTCGGTATAAGGTTTTGGACAAAAGCCAAAAAGTCAGTAACGGGGCCGCATAGATTAGGCGTTAACGCAGTTTGTGCGTGGAATCTTATACGGCTTTGATGGAATAACGCCCTATTGATTACTTGGCGTTTCTTCGGCTCTGTTATCTGCTTTTTTATCTCGCTTATGTCTAATCCCATTTTCCTTAGTAAATTCAAAGGTTGAATCTTTCGGAAGCTCCCATCCGCCATTATTAGGCATCATTAAAAGCCTCTCCGCGTGTGCTATCTCAAAATCCTCCGACATGTTGTATTTTGGACAACATAACCGGACTTTCGTAGACTTTCCCATTATCCTGCCGGTTTTAGGTCTGTCAAAGGATTAAATTCGGGGGCGATAATTACCAAATCATCCGACCAGTTAGGCAAGAAGCTCCATTGTATCGCGTTGCTGTCGGGGGCTTCTAAGCCGCCTAATGTTTTGTCACCGATAAACAAAGCGCGAATAGGAATCGGATAAAATTTCGTTGCTACCGCTGTGTCTTTAATTGCACCGATTGCTCCGTTTTCATCAAACAGAAATACGCCCAAATTATCCGCCCAGCTTTCGCACTGGAGTTCCTTCAAAGCCTTTATGATGTTTTGGGGCGATTTACGGATAACACCGGTAAACGGCGTAACCTCACGACCGATAATTTCTTCAACACCGCCTAACGTGTCATTGCCACCGCCATAAGTACGAGGCGCGCCACCTTCTGCCGTCGGTGCCTGAATATAGGGCGAAATAGCAATCTTTGTACTATCGTTAGCCGAAATAAAGCCAGTCCACGAAGCAAGCGCCTTAATATCCTTCTTTGGCTCTGCTGCGCTATCAAAAGCATTTTTAGTTCCATTGTCTTTTACGAGGCGTTGAAATGCAACCTTTTGAATCTGACCGAAACTTTCTACACAATTTGCAACGGGTATTGTAGGAATCACCGCTGCTGCTGGACATTCGCAAATCATAATCAATCTTTTTTTGTTAATACTAATTTGATAAATTCTCCTTTAGGATGTGCCATATACTTCTACATAGGCAAAGGTATAAAAAAAGCTTTATTTACCTACATATTAACGACTTAATTTTATATATTTGTCAATTTCGTACCTTTACGCCCCTATTTCCGTGCGCATAAGAGCGAGTATTACCGTTCATTAATTCTTTTTCATATATACCGGTTAATCCGTCCTCTATATCATCATGTGCATTTGCGGAGAAATCCCGTAGAAACGTTGTCACATGATTATATATATCTTTATACCGCGTTTCCCACCCAAAAGGCATAATTATCTGCGCGTTAACCATAGCACTATTTGTAATAATCCGGCTTTCTTTGTTTCCACCTTGATAAAAGGCTTCCGTAATTGCGCGTACTTTCTTGGTCACTAACTTTTCAAAACCGGCACCGCCGTTATTACTTTCTATCCATGCCTTTTGCGTCCCATTACGGTTAATCATGGCCGGAATAGTCACAGCCGTTACCTCCGTATTTTCTTGCGTGTATTCCATATCCGTAATGAGAGCGTATAAAATAGGCTCCCATCGCCGGAGCTTTTCATTGAATACCTCGTTTCCGCTCATATATATATCATAACATGCCGAAAATGTGTAATCGTCCCCTTCGTCGGCCACGTCGGTATAATTGCCGGAACGTACATAAGTACCCCAATCTTTTTTTTCTATCCATGTTTTGAATGAATGTTGATATAAGCGACCCTCCGCGCTTCCGGGGTTTCCTTGGTACAAGCACTGAAATTGTACGGGGTCTAAAGCCTTTTGGGCCTCTAATTTTAACCGGCTATGTCTATTTTCCCATAAAGCCTCCCCGGGTTGCCGTGGGTCTATCTCTGTGGGGGCACTCGTTTTCAATGCTTCAAAGTTTATACGTACCCATGCGCCAGGCGGTATATTCGCAACATCTTCCCACGTTTTTATATCTATGACCTTTTCTCCGCTTTTTTCGATTCGGCCTATTAAATCATCTTCATGCCAACGAGTGAAAACGATTAGTTCCTGCGATTCATTATGTAAACGCGTCCTTACTACTGTTGTGTACCATTTCCACGCCGCATTACGAACTATTGGACTATTCCCTTCCGAATAGTCTTTATATACATCGTCCAATATAGAAATATCCACCGTTTTAGAAGTCAAAGAGCCTCCGCGCCCGACAACGCGAAGACTTCCTTTCTTTCCGACCATCTCTATAACATCGCTATTTCGTAAGTACGTGTTAGCCATTGTAACGACATTAGACCCATTTAGAAACGTATTAGGGAATAATTTTCTATATTCCGGCGTATCGATTATCCTTTGAACGTCTCTATTAAAGTCTCTGGCTATTGTTGCCGCATACGAACCGATACATATTTTTTTATTGGGGTCCAATCCTAATATAAAGGCCGGAGTCATTCGGCTTGAGCCTTCGCTGTTATGCGTAGGTACGAAATTACGACCAACTAAATAAATTCCGTCTTCTACCTGAATACAATTACCATACGCTTTATGTTTTATAGGCTCTATGCTTATAATAGACCGTCTTCGTTTTCTACTTTTAATTACTATCCGTTTTCTCGCAACCCTTGTAGGGTATTCGGTAGAGGGGTTGAAGCACAACTGATATACAACTTTTTTGCCTACAACTCCGCTACTTGATACACGAGGGGGGAAACTTGTAATAACGACACTTTCGCCTAAACTCCGCAATATCAAAGCCGACCGGTCTATTATATCCTTATTCGTGTTGCTTATTGTTACACGTCCGTTTTTCTGATATACATACCCGTCCGTATCAATCAATCCGGCAATAACTTGCTTTCTTACTTCTATGGAATTAAATACAAATTCATCCCCTATATGCTTTTTCTTTATATAACCATTTTCTTTTAACGCCTTATAAAATTCACTTGAATAAAACTTACGTGTAGTAGTTCCCTTTAATTCATGAAAGTTATAAGCACTATTATTAATTATTTCTATATCATTATTACCTATATGAATATATCCACATGTCGCACAGCCATCCCCAAGCCATACGCCAAATAAGTACGGGTCTATTCCGGTTTCCCTATCATTGAATTTTACACATACATTAGCATCAACTTGGTATTTATAGCGTGAACCTCTCTTCCCGTCTCCCTTATATAACCTTCCTTCCTGATATATTTGTTTTGTTTCTACTCTTTCCCATTTATCCTTTGTTCGATTATATACTACCCATTCATGATTACCGTGGCATTCTATTTTAGAGCCATCAGAAAACGAAACCACATATTCGGATTTAGTTTTAGGTGACACCCATAAAACCTTTTTAGGCAATCCGTCTCTTCCTAATACATAATCTCCTACTTTTAAATCCCCATGTTTAACAAACCCATTAGGGGTTATAACTTCCTCATTATCAGAAATCTCCTTGCCATGCTGAGGGGGCGCCTGCACTATCATTTTGCGTATTAACCCGTGCGCAAACATATCCAACAACGTATAATATACTACGTGGAAAGGCTCTAATACTAAATCCGGCTGTATGTATCTTGCAAAGTTAATTAGACGCTTTCGACCGGCCTCTAATACAAAAAGCTCTGAATTGTCTTTTATTGCAGAATACATCTTTAATAATTCGTCCTTTTTCATTTCTTGTAATACCTCCCTTTCTTTGTGGTATGTTCCCAAACAGCGGCATAACTAACCCCCATTTCTATGGCCTGCTCCTTAATCGACATTTTGCTATATTTGGGGTTATGATACTCTTTAGGGTCTATTTGTTTTCTCATAAGCCCCAATGATTTTGCCTTCTGATATATTCCGCGCTTGGTATGACGGGGTATTTTCTTTGAAATCTCATCTATTGTGCTGACTCCGTACTCATCCCGTAGTATTTGCACCTCTATTCTATGCCATGTTTCATGCGTCACGGCCTTTTTTACCTTTATTTGTTCCATAATTTCATAATATTAAATATTTTTCTTTCGTCTGATTTATAATTACTTAGTCTCACATAGCCCCGCGGGCGGATAAAAACCGTTTGTTAAATCTTTTTTAGGCTCAAATCGGTAACAAGCACGTTCACTTCTAACCATATATTCATTTGTGAAATGACATCTTACACAAATCGGCCGGCCTAATAAGTCATAATGTCTATGGTTATCAGTAATCCACTGCCCGAAACGGCATTCTCCGCAATGATACGCCTTCTTATTCTCCGTCTTCTTCTGTTTCCTTATCGCCATTCTTTTCTATCATTAAACGTTCATATTCCGCGTTTTGTAATTTGTCGGCTATGACAAATAACATTTCATTCGGTATTACTGAAATATCATATTTCGGACCACTTGAATCTACCGATACGTTGACATTCGGCAGGTCTACCTTTACCGGAGCATCCAATCCCAACAATTTAGCGCGTCTTTGTTGAACGGACAAAACCAAATCTAAGTAACGCGGATTTCCGGCAAAGGTTTCACTTCTCTCCTTTTTTAGTCCTGATTGCCGTATCTTACTAACTATGCGCTTTTTAGACCTTTCCCACGCGTCCCATAATTCGGCCTCTATCTTATCAAGCTTAGAAAGCTCTTTTGTTATATATAGGTCTATGTTTTCTTCATGCTCACGTTTCCAATTAATCAAAAGCTGCTTTAAATCCTTGTACACTCGCATAGGAGGGACAAGAGCGTAATCTAATCCCATTTTTGCGTTGCGCTGGTTTAATAAATCGGCTATTTGTCTATATGAATAGCCCCTCAAAAACAAGTCAGTACAAAATACTAAATCATTCTCGCGTTGTTCGGGGGTACGTCTATACCCATGCCTTAACCGTCTTAGTGGTTTATCTGTTATTTCTGTCATGATGTGTATTTTGTTTTATCCAATATGTAGTTTTCTTGCCCTTTCTACTAAACGTATCACAGTGAAGGCTAATCGTTGGGCAGTCCTCTTCGGAAATCACACAAACACAGCATCTTTTGCCCATTCGTTTCAACTCCTGTGAGCATTGCACGCATTTTATTACGTCCCCTTTATAAATGGCACGTTCGCCTACCCTATACTCCTTCCTTGCATCAAACTTTTCCGGCCTGCTTATTCTCATGGTCTAATACACTTTTCATAATATCATAATACCCTTTTTTATCTAAGAAAATACGTTGAGGATACGGTATTATTTCCCCCTCCATAAAGGGTATATTATCTATGCCTAATTTCCCCTTTACAGGCACTTCTATAACTTTACGGGGGTTACGCATCATCCAACCGTAACCGGACTTTATTTCCGCTCGTTTTTTTATTGGAATACGTGTACATAACCAATCGTCCTCCGTGAAATCCTCAATCCGTTTAACGTCATACAGTTCTACCAAACCCAAAGCCGCACCACTTATCAAATAAGGATATACAGGTTTTGCCGAAGAACATATAAGAAGGTCTCCTCTATAATGTGTGTTACGGCTTCTAACCTCAATACTTTTAATGCCATAATTCACTCCGTCTTCCTGGTAGGCAACCGTTACGAGGTCATTTGCATACGGTTGTTTTACTGTTAACGCCTTATATATATCATAGGATTCATACTCTGCCATAATAAACCTCCTTTCTTAGAATGGTAAATCGTCATTTGGGTTATTATGCCCGTTACTTGGTGCCATTTCCGGCTCCGGTGTAGGTGGCTTATTTTCGTCTCCCTTGGGGGTTAATAATTCCATGCTATAACCATACACCTCCGTAATATATCGGGTTATTCCTTGCGCGTCCTGATAGCTGCGTGTCCTTAACTCGCCTTCTATATACACTTTGGTGCCTTTGTTTATATAGCTATTCGCTACATCGGCCAACCCATTTTGTAATACGATATTATGCCATTCGGTTTTATCAGGTATTACCGTTCCGCCTTTCGCGGTATATCCTTTCTTTGTTGTTGCAATACTGAACTGCGCAACCCTACCGCCGTTCTCAAACTGTTTGTAATCCGGCTTCCTTCCGGAATTACCTATTAACATAACCTTATTTAAACTCATAACACAGCAGATATTATAGCATACATGAGGCTATAAACAGCCCATATATATGCGGCAATAGTAAATACACAAAATCCAATAAACGTAACCTTATACGCTGTTCTCGTTTTAATCTTCATATCATTTAAATTTTATACAGTCAAACAAATACTCTTTTTTCATATCAGACCATCCTGCGTTGTCATTTAACGCCCTACGGTCAGCATCATACACGAACTCACATATAAACCCTCCGGTTTCGATGGGTTTTATTATGCGGACCAATTTACCCACAATTAAAAAACGCTGTTTGTAGTAGCTACTATTTTCACTTATAAAAGCTATCCGGCGAACCGCATTTAATTCAGGCTGTTTTTTGATTTCCGGCCTTTTTTCCTTTTGGTGGTATGTTTGTACCCTATTAAAGTCGCGACGCATAGAATCGCGTGAAATAGCCCTAAAATCCGTTTCTCTTTTTTTAAGTCTCATTTATACAAAGATAGATATTCTTTTTTCATTAAATCGATTAGCATACAGTTTCCCGGATATATTCGCATTCTTTCACGGTCGCCGTTTTCCCACCGGCTATGAGCCTCAAAACACAGTATATTTATATTTCGTGGGTCTGTTGCCATTTCAGGATACGCGCCACGGGTTAATATGTGCGAACAATATACGGCAGAATAATTATATAACGGCCTTAATGTCTCTTCGCAATAATGCGGTTTATTCGCCCAAATCCAACGGAAAAACTTTTCATTTGCTTTCATCGTGTCAATAACGCCACGCCCGAAAAGCTCCTTTTGTATCTCTATGCGTAACCTTATATCCATTTTGAAATGTTTGTAATCTAAGAGAGGATTAAAGCCCCTCTTAGTTGCGTAGTCATATTCTTCGCGGTCTCTAATCTGAATCATTTTTAATAATCTTCTTCTGTATCGTCGTCCTCTTCTTCCGGCTCTGTGTCGTCCGCCTGATATGTTTCAGCGTAGGCCTCCGGAGTTGGCTCTCCGTCCTCGCCAAACAATGATAATTGCGCCCGTTTCCCTTTAAACAGGAACAAATAAACTTCGCTTTCGATTTCGGAAAGAATATCTTCCAATTCTTCTTCGAACCCGAAACTAACAGAGCTTAATTTAATGCGTGGACTATTAATGGCCGTTTTCATGTTATTAGAGACGGTATATAACCCCGTAAGAATAACACCTACATTATCATCCTGCCCACTCAAAGACACGCCGCGGACCTCTATATTTTTAAGAACCTCATCGGCATAATCGCGCGCAAAATCCTGCTGTTTTTTGTTAGCCTTGAAATCCGTAGATTCAATAACCGACAAGAACGACGTAATATTAAATATACGTCCCATAATAGGCCGCAAGCGTTCAAAGCATTTGCGCAAATCGGGATGTATATCTTTTGCGCTCTCTACATGATACTTATTAGTGTAGCTTTCATTTCCGGAGACTTCTGTCACCTCATAATGTACATCTAATCCTCCATCTTTTACTAATTTTACCTTTGACAAAACAAAGGATTTCTCATTCGGAATTAACATCACATTTTCTGCCATAATGTTTTTTTAAAAATTAAAAATCATTTTCGCCTAATAAGGCTTTAACGTTTGTACTTGTATCATCAACCACCTCCGGCACACTATTTATCGGCGTTAATACTGGCGAGGGGTCATTAAATTCTATTGAACGTTTTACCTTCTTTGTTTTCTTTGTTGGTTTCGTTTCTTTTTCAAATTTGACCTTTAACTGCTCCGGCTCGTATTCCTTTGGCTTCAACTCGATAACGCCTTTATCTACCAATACAGGCACACAACGAACTAACGCCCTTACATCATCTAAAGCATTATGCGCCTGGAAGTGCTCGCCGGGGAATAACTTTTCATAAAGCTCAGATAGTTTGGGGAATTTCCCCGGCTTGCCGTTTTCTTTTAATTCTCCTACAAACTTAATGGTTTTCATCATAGTATCAATGCGTTTCCCCTTGAAAAGTGCATCTTCTACGTTTTTACTCTCATAATACTCCTTTCCCATTAAACGGAGAATCATGGCTTTTATTATAGACGTATCAAAGTATATGTTATGACCTATCAGCAAACGAGCCTTTAAACAGTCCTCTATAAATTCGCCTATAATATCTGCGAACCTTACGCCATTCTCTAAAGCTTTTAGCTGAGTAATACCATGTATTGCGATTGATTCTTCCGGAATACTCCAAAATTCAGGATATATAATAAAGCTTCTTTCTTTGCCATTAATTACCCATGCAATTTGCACAATATTAGGGAATGTTTCAAAATCTTCATCCCATTTAGCTCCCTTAGAGGGAATGCCAGTAGTTTCTACATCATAGAAACAAATATTATCTAATACGTTCTTATTCATAAAATAACTCCTTTTGTTGTTCTATATTAATTGTCTTTTTTACATATTCTGCATGCGCCACCCACACACAGCCACATTTAAGGCATTTCAACCGGCTAAACCCGTGGGGCCTATATTTATATCGTATAATACGCCAACTTTTTAACGGGTAACATTTACGGCTTTTATGGCATTTACAAAACATTCTTTCTTATTATTATTGCTCGTGTTTCTATTGGTGTGCCGCTGCAATTAAACTCACCTTGTGGTATGTTGAATACTTCACCATTCACAGAAGAAATCCATGCGCGGAAATCTTCGCATTTCTTTTCATTTGAAAATTCCCAATGCTTACTTGTAATGGCAGCCAACGTACCGCCTTCTTTAAGAAACTCGTACATCATACGCACATGGTCTATGTCCTGATTGTGTGAAAATGGCGGGTTCGCTATTATTTTAGAATATGTTGAATGTTCCCCCTTCGTGAAATCATCGCCTAAAATCCTTACGTTTTCCATCTTTTGCAGGAACTCCTTGTTTTCAGGCATCAACTCGTAACAATCAACAATGACGGACGGATTAGAGCGGTGTATGGATTTTATTAGACCTCCACGCCCTGCACTTGGTTCCAACACGCTATCCTCATCGGAAATTCCACCGGACATCATGACTAACCAGTCCGCCACATTGGGCGGAGTCTCGAAAAATTGAAAATCCTGTTGCAAATTGCACCGTTTCCCATCGTGTAGTATCGAGAATACGCGTTCAGCATTGAACGGGAAAACAAATCCTTGTACCTTTCCCCCTCTCCAACTTCCCCCAGCTTCCTCAATCCATTTCTTTGCCTCTGCGTACGAATTCTTATTGAAATTGATTCTTGGAAGCTTTAATATGTTGTTTTCAAGCGTGCAATGTTTTAAAATGTCCTCTACGCACCATTTATTTCCATCGTCAACTTTTTCACTTTTTTTAGATGCGATTACATTCGGAGCAAGCATGGAGCTTATTTTGCTTACCATCTTATTAGAGGCATCCATAAATACGTTTACACTCCCAATGGCCTGAAGGAGGAACTCGGTATCCACGTGCCCCGTTTCGTCGTAGATATCTACCCCGTCTGACAGTTCCGACAACGAATTCAACATTTCAACGCTACCAGCTAACGCTTCGAGTAAAACATGCTTTTTGTTCTTCATAACTTTTCTGTAAATAAATTCTTGTTGTGTCCATGTTTGCATGTCCCAATAAGTCGGCGAGCAGCACAATATCATGGTTTTTCTTTAAAAACATTTTTGCAAAGAAATGCCTGAAGGCATGCGGGTGCATCTTTTCTAAAGGAATGCCGCAACTCTTTCCCCATGCCTTCATGTCTGAAGAAAGCCCCCGTGAGGAAATCTTTCCGTATTTTCCCATTGCCAAAATCCCGGTTTTCCCTGTCTCCTTGACGTACGCCTTGGCTTCTTTCCGCAATTGGTCCTGGAAGAAAAAGCGGCGGTACTTGTTTCCTTTGCCTTTTAACGTCACCTCGCCGGAGGTGATGTCCTCCCATGTGAACTGCATGAATTCGTACAGGCGTGCCCCGGTTGTCCCAAGCACCTTGATGAAGAAATAATAATCCTTGTTTTTCTTTGTTTTGAGATATTCCAAGAGGCGGTTGTATTCTTCTTCCGTAGGTATGTTGTTGGTTTCCAGTTTGCGTTGCTGTTTCGGGCGTTTCAGTTCAAAAGGTTTCTTTTTCCATTTTGCGAATTTTTCAAGGGCCAAAATCCTCAGCCTGATTGTCTGCGGTGAAAGGGCTTGCTCTTCAAGCGTACTGACATACATCTTGGCATTAGACATGTTCACCTCATTGGCGTACTCAAAAAATTTTTTCAGGGAAAAATAATACATGTTGAGCGTATGGGGCGAATAATCGAAATTTTCGTCAAGCCATGCCATGAACCCATTTAATTGTTCTTTGTTTTTATCCGAGACAACACTGAGTTTCTCCAATGTTTTCACTTTTGACTTTTTCTTCCTATTGTAACCCTTTCCGCAAAAATTGAGGAAATCACATATTGCCGTCCCACATGAGTAATCATTGGCCATTTCAAGGGAATGTTCCCGTTTAAATGCCATAAAGCCACGCCTGTCAACACTGCTTGCACTTTCAAGGAAACCTAATACATGCTTTGCGTAGCGTGCCTTAGTAGCGTAGAAACGGTCTGTCTCATTTAAATAGTACATGTAATCGATAAACAACTGTTGCCTTATTCCATCCATTTTCATTTATATTATTGTCGTTTGTCCATATAATTAAATTACTTAAATTGTTTTAGGGTCCTCTATATATATACTAAAATCTTCCGCAGCAATTTGCTTTAATGTTTCTATATGCTCAACGAGTTCTTCATTACTTAGTTCCGCAACCGACTTTATCCGTGTATTGTACTTACCTGTATCTAAGTCTGCATTTTGTTCGTACATGATAGGGGACATTTCACGCAATCTTTTCTCCGTTTGTTCATCGGTTAAACGCTCGCCATTTTCCCAAAACGCCGACTTAAAAGAAGGGACTACACAATTAAAATAATACCCCTTTAAGGCGGCGGAGCTGCCTTTTGATGCTATGTGGAAATTTGCAATAACTCTGCACCCCTTATGTAAGGCAAAGAAACTGTTTATTTCATCCATATACATTAAAAGACGGCCTTTATTATTTATTGTCCCCGTCAGACTGAAACTCTTTTTTTTCATTCTCTAAAAGTATTTTCATCGCTTTATTAAATGCCTCTCCGCCTACACTAAGAATAAATGTTCGGACTGTTTTAGGGTAGTTTGAAGTTTTATTCATAGTCTGTTCGTAGACCTCTATAAATTTTGTCTTATTCCAAACGCCATCATTTTTGAGCCTATCAATAGGATGCGAACGTAACCGGCCACCTTTAAACCCTATCGCGTCTTTCCTGATATAGTCCAATTCAGATAATAAACGTCCTAATTCATTCTTAAATACAACGGTTTGGTGTACATCGCTTATCGTCATTTCTTTTACTTTCATCTTATTTTCAATTCATTATTCATTTTCCGTATATTCTTCTATTATTAACTCATCCTGTCCGCGTTTAACCTCTTCGATGAATCCCTGGAACCCGTTCTCCTTTGCGATATTTATAATAGCCTGTAATCTGTTTTGCCCCAAACTTTCACCGCGTGCAATCCGGAATACCTTAACCGTTGGGTTACTTGCTATAATCAATTTGGCCGCTACTTCCATTATTTGACTATCTGACACCTTACCGGCAATAAATGGCACGCCGTTTAACTCTAAACCTTCGTTAGTAAATGATAGGCCGGGAATAGGAAGTTTAGAATCTGATATTAAATTCTCTCGTTCTGAAGCTAATTTCTCTAATCTCTTTTCCATTGCATCAACATCCTTCGCAACGGAATCGCGTAGCCTTACCTTCTCTTTGTATTCGGATACGATACGACACTTTTTATTATATTCTTCTGCCGCCTTTAGACGTTCTGCGGTATCCAATTTTTCGGGATTGTCTTTTTCGTATTCTTCTAACCATTTATCAGCATTCGCCTTACGTCTTTCTAAATCGGCCCTTTCTTCCTCTATACTTTTTAACTGATTCGCTTTGTCGGTTTCTACTTGTTTAGAATCCTCTGTTAACATGTCTTGCGCTTCCTTATACGCTTTCTCTGCTAAAGCCAATTTTTCTTCATACGCTTTACGAGCTTCTATTAAACGAGATTTTATATTTCCTATCTTGTTTAAATAATCCTCATCTACTTGCTTTATCCGTTCGGGGATAGCCGATAATTGTATTATACGCTGTTCACGACTGGCGCGTACTGTCTTAGCCTTTTCTATTAATTGCGCAGCGACTTGTTGCTCCTGCATCAATGTGGTTATATCTTTCGGAACTGTGAATTTTTCCACATCGCCGGGCGATAAATTATTTTCGGCCTCTGCACATAACACATTATATTGCTTTAATTCACGATTTGAAAACAAACGTTTGTCTTTCAAATCTATTACCTCGGAATCAATTTCGGCTATTCTTTTACGCACTTTTTCCGGTAATAAGGACTTAACAACTTCTATTTGTTTCCGTCTTCCTTCTGCCGTTTCTGACCATCTCGAAAACTCTACTGCATCAAAATCGGTATAACCTAATATTTTCTGTAACATGCTTACATTATCAGAACGCCTGCCACTACTATTTTGAGTTATTGAAAGCGTTCCGCGTGGATTAGATTTAGTATAACGTAATTCAACCTTATACTCCTCGCCATCATCTCCGATAACCATTCGCGCAAAACCTTTATTTTCGCCATTCTTTAATACGGCATCTCGCGCTCCAGTAAGCAAAGCTCCAATCGCTTTTAAAACAGTACTTTTGCCTAACTCATTATCTCCGGTAATAAAATAGACATTACCTTCAAAATCGGCGTTAAACTTGCTAATAACTTGAAAATTTACAAGTTCTAATCTTTTAATTATCATACTCTCTTTTTTGTTTTAATACTAAGAATCCGCTTAGACGGTTGTTGAACTTTCAATAATGCAAAGATATAATTTATATTTTAAACGCGCAAACTTTTTTTAGAAATATCTATTTCCTTTTTTTGTATCATAATTAATCGCCTTTCTCCTTAATCCGTTCCAAAACATCCCTATTAGCTTCTAATATTTCATCAAAAGAAGGAATAGGCATCCACGCAATTTCTTCGTAATACATTGCCGATTTCGCCGCCAAATTTCCATTTATATAAATATTTTCCGATACAAAATATTTATCATGATGTTTCATTCTATTAAGAACTAATACTTTTTCTTTGGATTCCGGCAAACGTTCTTCTACACTTATCCACGAAAAATGTTTTTCCATCCATTCTGCACCACTGACAAAAGCCTGTTTTACGTCTCTTACTTCTGCATAATCGCTGTCCTCTGCTTGGGCGGTATATATTGCCGCCGCTTTTTCAATATCTTCTCTTTTCATAAATCAAAATCAAACTTCTGTTGTAATACTTCATCGGCATAGAACTTGTCAAATGACTTTCCGCTTATCCACCAATTGAAACCTGTCTCTGCATCGGTAAAATTGTGATTGATATATCCATTGTCAATCAACCACTGGATAGCCTTAACCCAATTCCTTTTAGCGTGCTGGTATCTTTGCATGTCTTTCACCTTTTGGCGGTAACTTGCCATCGGGCAGAGAATACAGCCAATACGCTTGTAGCCTTCATCATATAGTTTGCAATGCGGTACTTTTACTACATCATTCAAGAACTTCCACACATCACGCTCCGTCCAGTAGATGATGGGTGAAACTAATATCTTGTCACTTCCTCCTACACAAGTCACCATTGTTTCTTCGTGTTCTTCCCATTGGTCGAATGTTCCGCTGAACGACGCTTTCCCGTTCTTCCCGGTCTCAAATTCGTTTCGTTTCTTCCTACGGGAACTTTCTTGTTTTCTAATTCCGATTAAAGTAACCTTCCCAACTCCTGAATATTCTTTGTATTCGGCGCAACACCAACGTAAAGTCCTTGTAGGCAATATACGTTTCTTTTTTGCCATTTCGTAGATGCTCATTTTGGGCTTGATAAGCTCCACTTCCGGATATTGCCGCTTGACGAAACGAATTACCTCGGGTGGGTCCACGCTGGTCAGATTCATGTGTGCTTTAAACTTCACGCCGGCCATTTGCGCGATGTGGTAAAGGGCTTGACTATCCTTTCCACCGGAGAAAGCCAAATAGAACCCATTTTCGGGGTCTAAATGCAAGGCCATGGATTCAGCCTTGCGCAACAAGGCAATGGAATAGTCTATCTTTTTATCTAAATTCATAATTCAAACAATTCTTTTTGTAATATAGATTTTTCCCGCTTTTTCAATATCTTCTATTTTCATTGTTTTATCCTTTCATGCGTCCTAAAAAGCACAGTTCTAATACATCGTGTTGCCGACCTATAACAGCAAACTCCAACATATCATTACCATCCGCAAGGTCGTTTATTCTCAATAGCGAATAATAGCCCCCATAGGGGCTCACATATTTTTCTTGTGAAATATCATCAATAATACGTTTATTATCTTGTTTGCCAAAATAGGAATTAAGGCTTTTCAAAATATGCTCCGTCACGTACTCCGGACTACACATGGCTATTTCTTGTCTTCTTAAT